GTCAGCCACATACACGTGGAGGAACTAAATTCTACGGAACAGATGGAACACGTTTTGAAGCAGAGCGAGGTGAACTGTTGACGGTGGTGAATAAGCGTTCTACTGCTATGCTGCAATCACTTTCAAACTTGAATCAACTTGGCGGAGGTGTTGACTTCTTTAAGAGCGGAGGAGTAAAGCATTTGGAAGATGGTGGATTTGCTTCACGAGGTGTAACAAGTCCAGTTCAGTTGGCATTTGAAACACAGCAAGCAAACGAGCAGGCTCTTACAAATTTGCGTCCGATTGTTTTGGTGCAAGACATCAACGAAGCGCAGGGAGTTATCAGTGAAGTGGAATCAAAAGCGGTGATCAGATAAATAACAATAAATATTGTGATAGAAATAATTTCTGACCTTGAAAAAAAGGGGATATTAAAAAAACTTATTCAGGCAGGGTTCATCAGTACAAAACTGCTTTTGTATTACGAAGTCTATTTGGATTTTGATGCGTACAAAAAAACAGGCAAAGGAAATACTGAAATCATTATTTTAATTTGCGACAAGTTCAATATTTCGGAGCAAACCGTTTACAGGATATTAAGATTATTTTCAGATGAAAACAGGTGTATTGATTCCAACAAGGGGCGACCGAGAAAAGTTTCTTAACTTTGCGCAGCAACAAATCCAAGAGCAAACCGTCAAGCCTGACGAGGTTTGTATAGTGGATTACAAACCAGTGAACTCCGCACCCGATATCACGAAACGCTATAAGGATGGTTTAAACGAACTCAAAAAACGAGGGTGTGAAATAGTACTCTTTTGGGAAGATGATGACTTTTATGCACCCTATTACATCGAGGAGATGCTTAGACTGCATCAGCAGCATGGTTCACCTGACATCTTTGGCGTAGATTCAACTATTTACTACAATATCTTCACCCGAAAATGGGCTATGTTCAAGCACCCTGGAAGATCCAGTATGATGAATACTTTGGTGCGCACAAAAGCACTGGAAGGAATAAAATGGTGCGATGATTCGTATTCGTTTACCGATATGCACCTTTGGAAAACCTTAAAAGGAAAATCCATTTCAGTTGACAAACCATTAGCAGTAGGAATCAAACATGGAATCGGATTATGCGGTGGAGGCGGTCATGTAAATAACTGGAAAGCGTTTAGTAATTATGATGCAGATTATAGCGAATTACTTAAATTTACAAACGCAAAAGCACTGAACTTCTATCAAGGTATGACAGCCGAAATAAAATCGTACAAACTTACTCACAAGCCTTTCCTGACAATCGTGACGCGAGTGATGGCAGGTAAACGAAACGGATTATTTGCAAAGCACAAACAAAGCATCAGCGCACTAAACTCAACCGACTACGAACAAATCTTTGTTATTGACAGGCATCAATCTGGATTACTGGCAGCCAACACTTCATTCCAATTTGTAAAACCAAAAGGTGAATTCGTTTATCTGTTGGATGATGATGATTTTATTGTTGAACATGATTTCGTTGACCTGCTAAAAACAAAACGCGATGCAGATGTGATATTCTTTAAAATGAAAATTCTTACTGGTGACGGTGATCAAATATACCCAAAGCCACAATCATGGGGAACAAGACAACCAAAGCGCGGTCAGATCGGGGGAAGTTGTTTTGCTGTAAAGCGATGGGTGTACGAAAGATACATTCACCACTTCGCGCATCCTTCATTCGGAGATTGGAATTTCATTACAAAAGTTTTATCGGATAACGATGTAAAGATTGAACTGATAGATACTATGATGGCTGAAACTGGTAAAGTATCAAGAGGGCAAGCTGAATAATATTATTCAAATGAATATTAAAGATATTCCAAAAGAATTTTTGGCGAGTAAAGAAGTAAGAAATGAACGGTTGAAAAAATGTTTAACATGTCCACATCTAAATGTATTGAATCAATGCAAATTCTGTTTCTGTTTCGTTCACTTAAAAACATGGGTAAAAAATGAAACCTGCGAAGACTCCGAACCAAGATGGTAAAAATTTATTAATCGGCTTAGCGATTGCCTTTGCTGTGAGTGCTTTAATCTGGACTTTGATTATTTATGGAATCTATTCATTTTGAAATTGTCAGCACTGGCTTCAACTGTCAGGCTAACATTGAGAACTTAGTTCGCTGCTTACAAAAGCAAACCTACAAAAACTGGAACGCGACATTGGTTTCAGACGGATCAACCGACAGCACTGCGCGAAGATTGGCAAACGTGTTCAATAAAAAAATTACCTGTAAAGCATACAAAAAAAATACTGGAGCAGCGTATCGCAGATGGCAAGTCATAAGTAATTTACCAAATAAAAATTCCGTTATCTTATTGCTTGGTCTTGATGACCTGTTAATGGCTAACTGCTTAGAAGTTATTGCAACTGCTTATCGTGATGGCGCGATGGTTACGTACGGAAACTGGATAAACCAAAACGGATCAGGACTTCCAAAAGATTTCATGCTTGACTTTCCTGATCATGTTCACGCTGAAAGAAACTACCGAAAAGAAATTTACAGATCCACTGCTCCGAATACGTTTTACAAATATCTTTTTGACGCAATCCCTGTTGAAGATTTTATGATTGAAGGTTCGTGGATACAAACGACCACAGAATCTGAACTGATGTTTAGCTGCTTAGAGATGGCAGGGAAAAATCGCATTAAGTTTTTTACTGAACCTCTTTACATTTACAATCAAGGGAAGCACAGTGTCGCCTATCGTTTGGGGCAACAGTATAAAAATAATATCCTTGAAATAATAAAGTCACGACCTAAAAAACCATTGTATGAAAGTATTGAATGTTTGTCGTGATGACTGGTCGAATTTTATGTATGATAATATGAAGTCACTGAAGGCTGTCGGGGTTAACTGTGACGCAGTAAAGTTATCACCACACCTGTTCCACTATACTGAAGAGGCAAAGGTGCGCAATGAAAAGATAATTCATTCTATGATTGATCAGGCAGACGTGATTCAGATCTTTCATTCGGATACAACTTTCCTTGGATACTGTGTTTCGCGTTTCAAAAAAATAATCGTGTACCATACTGGCAGCGTCTATCGTGACAATCCAAGTTGGTTCAATGAAAAGTTTAATCAGCACGTGAACAGGAGTGTTATTGCGCTTGGTGAATTCTATGAAAGCGGAGCAAAGAATGAAACCTACATTGTCGGAGCAATTCCAACTGATTACGAAATAAAATATTCTTCAAAACATCCTTACAACTTTGCACACTATCCGAGCAACCCAAAGGTGAAGGGAACGAGTAGAATCATAAACACGATGGCGTTCTTTGACGATCATAGACTATTGAATTTTGAATGGTCAACAATCATACTGGATTATCCTGAACAGGTAAAGCGAATGCAGCGATGCGATGTTTATGTTGAATTATTGATGGGTGAATTGAACGGTAAAAAATACGGATCATTCGGAATGACAGCACTTGAAGCAGCAGCGATGGGAAAGATTGTACTGACTATGAACAATAGTCTTGAAGTATATGAAAAGCACTATGGGAAATGTCCGTTCCTTTTACATACGGATGAATTAAGTTTAGCGACAAACATTATGAAGTTAATGATGTCCACACCTGCATTCATGAACCAGTTAAAAAAAGAAACTCGCGACTGGGTTGTTCGGAACCACAGTTACGAAGCGACAGGAAAATACATTCTAAAAAATATTTTAAACTGACAGTTTAATGATTAGCTACAAAGAAAAGTTAATGCAGTTCAACGCGACCGAAAAGTATAAACGCGAGCAAAGTTTTTTTATTAACCTAATGAATCCACAGCAGAATGAGCGGATCTTGGATTATGGATGCGGACTTGGTAGAATGGTTCATGTGTTAAGAAGTAGAGGTTGTTGTTCGTTTGGATATGACGTGAATAATCTTGTTGAAAGCAGCAATGAATTTCTATTTAAGAATTCGTTCCATATTAAATTCAGTAAAGTATATTTCATGCACTCGTTCAGTCACATTCCTTCTGTGAATAAATTAATTTCGGAAACATTAAAACAAGTTCTTGATGATAGCGGAAAGGTGTTTATATTTTCACCGAATCCAGACTGGTTAAAAATGATGCCGTCAAATAATTACATTCCTGATCCAACTGTGGTAAGACATTATTCACTGAACGAACTCCAATACATGTTCGGTAAGGAAGGTTATCTGATTGAAAGTTGTGGACAATACGGACCAACCTGTTCGGCAGGTTTCAATGAGCGACTGTTTTTTAGTGCTAAACTTAAATAAAAGCGAATGAGCGTGACTGGTATTGTTGTTAGTTGTAATACACCCGACCTGATTCGTGATGCAGTAGAATCGCTTAAATCGTTCCACAGCAAAATGAATATCATTATCGTGGATGGTTCTGATAAAGGGAACTCGTGTCAATACGTTGTAAAGAATCTTTGTAATAAACACAAAGGAGTAAAAGCATTTTTATTTGGCAGTAATATCGGACATGGTATTGGACTTGACTTTGGGATTAAGCAAGCAACTTCAAAAAATGTTTTGATCTTTGACAGTGACATCGAAGTTAAGAAGCCAGTAATTCAAGACATGTTAATTCATGGCAGGTTTTACGGAATCGGTCAGGTTGTTTATGTTGATAACACTGGTAGAAATGCAGCGACAGGAATAAAATATTTACATCCTCACTTTGCAATTATTTCAAGAAGAGAATATTTTGCGCATCCTGGATTTAGAAACGCAGGTGCTCCACTGTTGGTGACAATGAGGTCGGTGAATAGTAATAAGATTATTGATTTTAATGTTTCTGAATATGTGTTACATAAAGAACGTGGAACGCGAATTATTTTAAAACCTGAAGAACGTTCGAGAGCGCAGAATATCCAGAGGAAACAAATAACTCAACACCTCGCTTCTGCAGTTCAGTTCGGAGATTTTTAAAATCCGATAACACTCTTGCAAAGTTATTTATCTTACACAGCGCAGGGTGATTTTTAAAATCTGCTCCATGCATAATAATTTTCTTCGCTCCTTTTTTATACGCAACAACACAGGCAACAAAAGCGGAATTATTGGAATAACAATAGACATTCGGAGTATCTAATTCCTTCAACGAACCACGTCCAGAGCATAGCTTGAGCATCGCTGCATCACTTCTTAAAGACTGCCATTCTTTGAACGAAACGAGAAATTCTTTTGGTGTAGATGACAGAATTATTTTTTTACGTTCTTCTGAAAATCTGTTCGGTGGATCTATAATAATCAGCGTATCCACTGGCATAAAACTAAAAACGTCATTCACGCCAATAGTTTGATTTTCATTACGTTGGTATTGATTTTTAGACTCTCCGAGTGCGATAATTTCTATAATCATTTTTGCTTAAGATATGCTTGAGCGATGCTTAACGGTTACTCAACCATTAAGATAAGATAAGATAAGATAAGATAAGATAAAAGTACATATTTTTCTTTTATCATTTTTGGGTTAAATGTTTTAAAAAAAATGAATATATTTTTACATTCAATGGAAAAAGAACTTCATATTCAAGCATACGGTGATGTTGACAATGCACAGTTTTCTGGAGTGTCTGAATACGGTATTATCAGTTTGAAAAGTATTGCGGATCAGATTGCTTCTAATCCTGAAGCAGAAGAAATCATAGTTCATATTCATTCAAGGGGTGGTGACGTTGACGAAGGATTCGCGATTCATGACCTGTTGCAAAATTCAGGAAAGAAAATTACCACAATCATCGAAGGACTTTGCGCATCCATAGCCACAGTGATAGCACTGGCAGGATCAACCCGAAAGATGACAGCCAACAGTTCATTCTTTATTCATAACCCTTGGACATTTGGAATGGGAAATGCAGATGAACTTGAAAGAACTTCAGAGTTAACACGAATAGAAGAAGACAAATTAATTGACTTCTACCAAAAGAAAACTTCAGGTGATCGCGAGAAAATATCCAACATGATGAAGCAAGAAACAAAGATGACTCCAGAAGAAGCGAAGTCGCTTGGTTTTATTACTGAAGTGCTTCAGGATAGTAAAGCATTTAAGGCATACGCTAAATTCCATAACCAAAATAAAACAAACGAAATGAACAAAGTTCTGCAACAACTTAATGACCTGCTTCAGAAGCATGGCATTAAAGCATCCACAGAAGTACAACCTCCAGTGGAAATAAAAAATCTTGATCTTGAAGTAAAAGGTGAAACCGAAAAACTTCATGTCGAAACCGAAGCTACCGAGGCAGCTATCGGAGATTTCGTTACAATGGCAGGAGCAGCCGTACCTGATCGCGAGTTTACACTTGAAGATGGAACGGTAATTAAAACCGATGCTGATGCAAAGATTTCAGCTATCACAAAACCAGTTGAAGAGCCAACAGTAGCAGCATCCGAGCTGATGCGAAAGCACTTGAACTTCAAGCGAAGTTGGAAGCAGCCGAAGCAAAGATTACTGAAATGGAAACTACCAACGCTGCAATGAAAACTGAACTTGAAGAAAATAAAAAGCAGTTCACTGAAATTGAAAACAAGATTTCAATTCTTGCAAAAGGAATTGGATCTAACTTCAAACCAACAGAAGAGCCAACACGTTTCCGCACACAAAAAGTTGAAGGATCAACAGATGTAACTGATGCGATTGCTAAAATGAAAGAGGAAGCGCAGAAACGAAAACTCGGGAAAGCAAAAGTGTAAAGCCAAACAAGAATCAATAAAAAACCAAACAAAAAAACCAAACAAAAAAACCAATTAAAAAAATGAAAACAAAAGCAATTCTTCTCGTGCTGTTTGGCTTACTTGCCTCAGCATTCTTTGGATCCGCAGTGGCATCCGTAACAAGTCAATCCGTAGGGATGATCGTGTTCGTTGTTTCAGCATTGTCAATGACGCTGCCGAAAAAAGCGAATGTACTTTACACACTCATCAACTTCTCTGGAGTTACGTGGAGCGGTAAAGAAGTAATGGATATGACCGAAGCCACGATGGAAGCGGTGTATTCAAATCCTGAATTAACTTCAATGAATCAGGTAGTGGAAAATATTGTTGCACGTCAACAAATTGTTTTTCTTGGATCTTTATCAAAGATTTCAAAGAAGAGCGAATCATGTGGAGGTTCAGCAGGTAGTCACACCATAACATCAACAGAAAAATATTGGGATCCAATCCGTACAAAGTTTTGGCTTGAGCAATGTGCTGATGATCTTGAGGAAACCTTCTGGGTATGGGGTTTGAATAAAGGAATCGCTCGCAAAGATTTAACTCAAGGCGACTTCGCAACCTTTATCATGACTCGTATTGAACAGGCATTAGTTGAAGACATTCAGCGCATCGCATGGTTCAACGATGTTGATCACGATACAGTTGACAACTCTCCTGGATTGCTTACATCAGGAATATCAATTCTTGATTACAATATGCTTGACGGTTTCTGGTCACAGATTTATGACATCGTAGGATTGGACGCTGACAGACGTTACGAAATATCCGAAAATGCTTTGAGTACATACGCACTTCAGGATGCACTGGCAACAGATCGCGCAGTTCTTGTATTGCGCAATCTTTATCAGAATGCAGATAAACGGTTGAAGCATAACAAAGATAAATTCTTTGTGCTGACTGATAGCTTAGTTGACAACTATCAAACATGGTTGGAATCACAAGGTGTTGACAGTTCATTCACAAGGGTTCAGGCAGGTGAACGCGGTCAATTTGATACAGGGTTACGTTTCCGCGGAATCCCAATTTACTGCTTTGATTTCTGGGATCGTACTATTCGTGCAGACTTCGACAATGGTGCAAGTTACTATCAGCCACATCGTGCGATATTAACTGTAAAAGAAAACCTTCCTATCGGTGTTGACGGTGTTGAAGCAACAAAGTCAATGACACAGTTCTATCTTCCAAAAGAAGAAACCACGAACTGGAAAGGTGGATACAAAATTGACGCGAAGGTTCTGTTATCATACATGATTCAAGTAGCTTACTAAGGATTGTAAATTCTGAAACTATTAAATCATATAAAACAAAAATATCATGGCAGAATGTGCAGTAATAAGTAACAACATTTTAGTGGATTGCGATAATCCGCTTCAGGCAGGAACCAAAGACACCCTGATCCTAATTAATTATGATGACTGGTTAGATGCAGCTGTCAGTGTGAATGGTACGAATGCAAGAATCATCGAGGACATTGTTCTTGCAAGTGGAGTCACAGGATATAAAGTTGAGGGAATAAACAACTCAACACTTCCGACACATGCTTTCGTGAAGGGAAGATTCCTTGGTTCGTTCGATCATCAGGTGAATTTCAAATGCTTTACACTTTCACCAACTGTGAAATCAGAACTGGTAAAAATGTCAAAAGGTAGGTTCGTTGCTATTGTCGAAAACAACTTCAAAGGAGCAACTGGAAATGCTGCTTATGAAGTGTACGGAATGGACAGCGGATTGATCCTCGAGACAATGGAGCGCGATCCCGGGAATCAGGATACACAGGGTGCATACGATGTAACACTGAAGAGTTCAGAGTTCTCACGTGAGGCTCATTTACCTGCGACAATCTTCATCACTGATTACGATACAACCAAAACTCTTGTTGATGGATTGTATTCTTAAGCAGTTAACCCGATGCAGTTAAAACAAAAAGGAGAGCCGAGTTAAATACTTGGCTTTTCTTTTTTATATTTGTACGTGGAATTTATTTTGCAAATAGGATCACGAGTTTACAACAAGAAACTTTTATCCAGTGAAGAAAAGCAATACATCAAAAAAGTTTATTATCAATACACAGGAGTTCGCATTGCGGATAACTGCGGAAACTGTTACATCACAGCCTATCAATATTTTTTAAACTATAAAACCAATAAAATGGAAAACTTAAAATTCAAACTCAAACAAGGAAAGAAAATCATGCTTCATGGAATGTCAGACGTGTTGACAAATGGAAACCTGACAAACGAGAAAGCGATTGCAGTGTTGCGTAGAATTCCTGCTGCGATTAAATTCTTTGAAGTATTCCCTGCTGACTGGCGAACTATGATCAGCGCGAAACCTGTTAAACATGCAAAGGAATTGCATGTCAAGGAAGTTGTAAAAGAAACCGTTGAAGAAGAACCACAGAGTACTGATAAAATAGATTTAAACGCGATTAGGCGCGATAACTTACAGAGCAAGAACATAACCGAGCTGCGAAACTTAGCTGACAACCTTGAGATCCCTGTGAGTCAATACAAGAACTTAAAGAAACCAGAACTGGTTGAACTTTTATTTGAAGCGACAAAATAAGAAGTGAAAGCAACTGTCACCAAAGTAGAAAAAAGGATTATCGTCAAAGAGCGAAGAGTCGAAGGTATTCTTAGCTATGACACCGACAATAATTATCCGAACAGGGTAAAAGACATCGTATCAAATTCTGGAATGGGGAAGGCTTGCTTGTTGCTTTACAAAAAGTTTATTTTTGGCAAAGGATTCGAAGATCAGAAACTGGCAGTGCTTCCAGTTAACCGATGGGGTGATACAGCGAACAAGGTGCTTTCTAAATGTGCGGACAATCTTGCATGGTATGGTGGATTCGCGATTCATGTGAATTACAATGCCGACTACAAAATCACAGATATAAGCCACATTTCATTCGCAACCATACGCAAAGCAAGCAACGAATCAGAGAATGCTGGAATGTTCGCAGTTCATAAAGACTGGGGATTGAAGTACGTCAAGAAAACGGATATCAATTTTATTGATGCTTTCAATCCTGATCCAACAGTTATTCAAGCGCAGGTTGAACGAGCAGGTGGTTGGAATTCATACAAAGGACAGATCTTTTATTATTCAGGAACAGATGATCAGTATCCACTTACAACTTACGATGCAGTGTTGGAGGATATGCAAACCGACAGTCAGGCGAAGACCTATAAATTCAGGAACGTAACTACTTCATTCATGGCTTCGCATATTTTGTTCGTGGATAAAATGGAAGCGGATGAAAGTGAAACCAACGGTAACGAGAGGAACTTGATGGTAGATGGGATAAAGGATTTTCAAGGTGCGGACGATGCACAAAAAATAATGATCATTGAACGCAGTCATCCAGATCAAAAATTCGAACTTCAAAAAGTAGATCAGCAGACAGGCGACAAGCAATTCGAGTGGACAGAAAACAGCACTCGTGATAATATCCGTCAAGCATTTTTTATTCCTTCTGTTTTGATTATGCAAACGGCAGGGAAACTTGGAACAGCCGATGAAATCATTGACGCTACTAAGTACTACAATTCAATCACAGACGATGAACGATTAACCTTAGAAAGTTCCTTTACATACATATCCACGTTCAGTGATGAATTAAGCGGATATGACTTTACAATCATGGAGCGTGAAGCAATCCGCAAAGAGGACATTCCGCAAAACCTGATGCAAGATTTAACCGTTGACGAGCGTAGAGCATTAATCAACTACGAACCAATTGAAGGAGGAGCAGAACAAACTCTTGCAGAAAAACTTCAGGTCGGAGGAACGCAATCTTTTATCTCAGTAATCAGTAATCCGACTTTGACAAACGATCAAAAGCGCGGAACATTAAAAGTATTATTCAACCTAAGTGACGAAGAAATAAATCAGGTAATTCCACAAGAAGATGTCGTTAATAACACTGTCGCAAATCCAGCAGTATAAATCCATAACGGATAATCTGAACACTGTAAAAAGTTTAGATCCGTACATTCAGGAAGCCGAACAATTTGATTTGCGAGCGTTTCTTGGGGAGGAATTATTTTTAGCACTGGTTGAAGATTACGAAGCGTCACCGTCACTGGCGACTGCTATCTATGCTGATCTTTACAACGGTAAGACATACACTTACAGCGGACGCACGTATAAACACGAAGGACTCGTTCCAGTGTTGGCATACTACACCTTCGCGCGATTCGCAGCAATGTCAGGAACACATTCAACGAAACATGGATTCGTAACTAAGCAAACAGATTTCAGTGAACCTGCATCAGAAAAAACAATAGCACGTATGATCGGACAGGCAAAGAGTTCCGCAATGGTTTATCAGGACAGAGTCAGGTTGTTTCTTAGTCACAATTCAGAATCATATCCTTTGTGGCATGGATCAGGAAAGCGCACCAAAGGACAACTGAAAATAATTCCAGTAGGAGGAAACAGCGCACCAAAATTTTATGATGATTGCTGTGATGGTGATGTAACAATAATTCAAAGTTGAAAACCAAATTAAACTCAAATAAATATTAACCTTAAAACAAAATTCAAAATGAAAACTAAAATTTTATTTCTATTGACAATGTTATTCCTTTCAGCAGGAATAATTCAAGGACAAGTAAGTCAATCCGATTTCGATGTTGAAATCAAAGATGTTGGATCAGGACTATCAGTTAAAGTTATTAAAGCAAAACCATGTGGATTCACCTATACTTTTACAGTAGGGATTTATCAGAAGTTCGGTGAAGTAGCAAATCTTTGGGTTGATGGTGCAGGATGGGAAGGACAAGAAAGCATTGGAACTATCTTAGCTGCGCATCCTACATGGAACTTCTATGGGCAAGATGCTCGCGGATATTGTCAATCATTTTACAGCACAGGAACAAGGACTGGAGATTTTGTTAATGGCTATTACAAACGATACAGAGTATTCAGCGGAGGCATTATGGTATTCTACAATGTAACATTGGGACAGGAGTTCATTATTCCGTATAACGATTATCAATTTAATTATTTAGACGCGAACAATGCAGCCTATCCGATAGATATGGGATTTGGCGCAGGCATTTTAACTGATGGTGCTGTGCATGAAATATCGGCTGTTTTCAATGGTTGTTGGGATGCAACAGGGAAATCTATTGCAGTCACCAAGTCAATTCAAATTCCTTCCGCACCATATCAGAGGTATAATTGCACCGATGTCGTATTGCAAGCTACCGAGCCTGCTCCTGCTCCGACACAAAAAAAAAGCACTGGCAAACCAAACAAGTAAAAAGACGAAACTAAAACTCTCTTAATGTATATGACGCCACAAAAGAAAAGTCAATTGAATTCAATTTCTACATTCGTGTTTAGAACTTTGATGACGCTGATCCTTGCAGGTGTTTACAACAAGACAGTCGCGATACTTGAAAAGATTGACAGCACACAAACGAAGGTTGAAATCCACGAACATAGAATCAGCAATACCGAACGTGAGATTGTAGAGTTGAAATCAAACCTGAACGACAACATGAAAAAAGATGCAGATGAACATTCACGTTTATTCAATATAGTTTATGCTCGATGAATCAAGTAGAATTTTAATCGCTGCAAATGTATTGATAATATCATTAACGATACTGCCCACATGAAAGATTTCAAACTATCACTAAGTAATGTCATTGGAATAATCTTTTGGGCTTGTTCAATGGCAGGACTTTACTACACCATGAAGGCTGAAATAAATTCTTTGAAAGTTCAGTCAGAAGAAACGAAAACAAAACTGGAGCGATACGATTTGAAATTACTGGATTACAAATTAACAACACTTGAAACGCAATTAAAAGCAATCAATGAAAAGGCTGATCGTATTACTGTTTTGCTTGACCGTTAAGTTAAATGCAGCAGATAAAGATTCGTTGACTGTGGATTCGTGTAGGGTTAAATTGAAGATGCTTCAAGACTCCACAAAAGCAGTGAATAATAAATTTGAGCAAATAGAATTAAAACTAAAAACCAAAACAAAATGAACAAAGAACTCATTATCGCAGTGGCTCTTGGAGCACTTATTTATTTCTTAATGGAATTTCGTTCAAAGCGGATTCAAGGATTCAGCGTATGGTATTGGATCAAAGACAACTGGTATAACGTAGTCCTGACATGCTTAATCATGTACGCACTTGTTTATATCGGATACGTGACAGACAGAGTCGCAGCGTTGTTGCTCGGATATTCCGCGAATGGAATTATAGATCGCTTTCAGGACATCATGTCAAGTAAAAAAATCGGATCATGAATAGCTTTGTAAGGCATTGCAGATTTCAACCGTACAAATCCAAGAAGAATGGATTATGGTATTGGAGGCTGATCGCACGTAACGGAAAGAAGATTGCAACTGGCAACGAAAGTTTCAAGCGCAGACCTACCGAAAGGGATATGATGAAATTGCTTAACAACTTAGCAAACGCGAGATATGATTATATCCCTAAAAAGAAATCCAACAGTAAATGAAGCCACATTAGGCTCACTTACATTTGGTGATTTTACCTGTGATACACTGGAGGACGCTGTTCGCGAAACTAAGATAGCAGCAAAGACAGCCATTCCAGCAGGTGAATATGAAATCGTAATCAGTTATTCCAATAGGTTCAAGAAACTCTTACCGCTTCTTTTAAGCGTCCCAAATTTTGAAGGGGTAAGAATACACAGCGGAAATACGATAGATCATACAGAGGGCTGTATTCTCTTGGGAAGACGATCAGGCGACACAGTAGTTAATAGCCGAATGGCTGTGAATCTATTCATGCAGAAACTGAATCAGGCAATTAAGAAGGAGAAGGTTTACATCCATATCCAATGATATGACTAACGTCATTAAGAATGTAGCTTTGTGGATTGCCATTGCTCTTGGATTGTTTATTCTGTGGAATGAATTTAAGAAAGTTCCAACCGTTCCCGATACCATTGTCAACAATTACTTTTACGATACCACAAATCACCAAGGAAGTAAACTGGTAAACTCCCAACCGATTTACATTTCAACACCTGTGATTCCGCAAATGGATAGCGCAGCCATGAGGCGAATAGTGGAGCAGTACTTTTCAACCTACTTTCAGCAAGACACCATATCCGATGATTCACTTCAGGTAGTGATATCCGATAGCCTGAATCAGAATAAAGTGTTTCACAGAAAATGGAATTACAAATTCAAATTCCCAGTACTGAAAGAAAGTGTAATCACCATACATGAACCAGTCAAGAATAAATTTTATGTCGGAGGTATGTTAACAGCATCAAGTGAAGCAGGGTTCTCACCTACGCTGATGATGCAAAACAAAAAAGAAAACATCTTCACACTTGGAACTGATCTGTTGAAAGGTGAAAGGAATGTTCAGGTCGGATACTTTGTTAAGTTGAGAATAAAAAAATAGTTTTTACATATTGTAATATTTTTTATTACTTTTACATTATGAAAACTGAAAACATCGGAACAGGAAAACACCTGCGCAAAATTACAAAGCCACGAATCACAAAAGAAAAACTCGCGAAGCTACTAAGCATCTCGCGACCTACGCTATACAAGAAAATAAAGGAGGATGATTTCACTTTTACGGAAATCCAGATCATGAGGAAACACCGTTTTCTGAACTAAAAAATGTCCAAACAAAAACCATGCTACAGTAAATAATGGAATTGATTATCAAGCAGTTAGCTAAATATTATTTACACTTTGTAAAAGGTATTGTTATTTGATATACTATTACAGAATAATTCAAAACCAATGGCAAACTTAATATTTATAACTTACGATAAGAACAGCAATAAAAGAGAATTGCTTGTTTATTACAGTACATGTGGTGAAAATGAATATCCTGATTTGCAAGGAATATTTTTTAAAGGTCGTAGAGTAAATCGTTTTTTATCTGATGAATTAATTCAGGAAATTCACAAGCACGTGACCGAAATTGACGAACGCTATTATGAAATCATAAAAGAAGAAAATCATGGGTATTAAAATCGGAACAAAAGAAGTAAGTCTTTCTTTTATCAGAGAGATTCAGGAAGCGGAGTTGGACGTTCAGTTTAAGAACCGCGCGAAGGTTCAGAACATGGAATTGAATCGGGAGTATAATTCACAGTTGAAATATTTAGAAGATCGAATTATCACAAGCTGCGAGAGAATGAGATTACTTGATGAACTTATTCAAAACTATGCAGAAAATCAGAACGTAGGATCGGCAGAAGATATTAGTAATAAACTAACCAAATAAATAAATTAAAAATCAATGGCACAAAACGAACTTCTTGACGCAAAGTTGCAAGATGCAAGATTATTAGCCTCATCCATGATTGGATATTTAGAAGGTATGGCAAAGAACAATGTTTGCATTAGTAGATATGCGAAGATGTGTATTTATAAGCATCTCATTGAACAAAACAAAAGGTATCCAATTACATGTTCTGATGAATGGATATTAGAATGGAAATTACAACTAAAAAGACTGGAGGCTGAAGATGAAAGTATTTAAAGACAGGTATGGAAGGTTCATGCGAATCGTGTGGACTGGCATAAATTACATGAGGCTTCAGGATAATCATGGAACAAATTACATAATCAAAATTTCTAAACTCCAAGACATATTATGAACTCGCACTTACATACTACTAATGAAGGTAGAGTAACAATCAAGACCGATCAAAAGACCATTGTCGGGAATGTTTACATGGACAATCACGGACATCTTTGGATGGCTGCTGATGAAGGGGAATTAGATTCACCGAAACCGCTTCCGCTTAACTTTCGTATTCCAGAATCGCTAATTGATATTTCAAAAAGTTATTTCAAAAACAAATAATCATGCTCTACACGTATCAAGGGAAGTTCTACATGGGAATAACCGAAATCACAGAACAGGAATATTTATCTTACATAAACCAAAAAAAAATAATTATCTTTATTCTAAACTTTAACATTAAATTAAATCTTATTTAAAAATGGAAAATCAAAATCAAGTTGCGACCACAGCTAAAATGACAGGTCAGCCGAAAACAAAACTAATGATGAACCTAAGCAGTCCAGAGGATGTCATGGAGTTTTCGTTGCTGCTAAAAAAGTTTATTAAAGATAACAAGCTATCCACTGAAATACAGGGAAAGCAATATGTTCAAGTTGACGGATGGAAGTTCGCAGGAATTAACTTTGGAATCATTCCTATTGTTGAGCAGCCAGTAAAAGACAAATCAGAAACGGTCAGCAATGTTTTTTATCAGAAGCGCAAAATAAAGAACTACAAAAATGAATGGATTGACAAAGACGTTCCAGTGCTGATTGCAGGTAAAGACGTTACGCACGCAATAAAGGAAGATCAGGAATGGACAAAGACCTACACCAAAGTGACGATCATGCCAGTGTATAAATATTCATGTGAATGTTCGCTTGTCAGAATGAGCGATGGTGTGAAGGTTGGTTACGGATCAGCGATATGTTCCAACAGTGAATTGTTGAAAATATCTTTTGACGAATACGCTGTTTCCAGTATGGCACAAACAAGGGCAATCAGTAAAGCATTCCGCAACTTACTTGGGTTCATTATGCAGGCAGCAGGATTTGAAACTACACCTGCCGAAGAGATGGAAGAAAAGTATGCAAAGAAACCAGAAGAAAACACAGACGAACTAACTGACATTGAGTTCCAGTTAACATTGTTAAATACCGTTGAAGAACTTGGAAAGTATTTCGAACAGGAAAGTATGAAGAAACACAGGAGTGATCCAAAGGTTATCGCTTTATTCCATGCAAGAAAAGTTCAGATTGTTAAACCAGTAAAAAAGGAAACAAAATGACTTACAAAGAAATGGCCGACCAGTTAACAGGAATAAAGATAACACCTGAATTCTTAAAGACACGTCCGCTTTCATACAGTTCCTTAAAAGCGTTTAAGCGATCGCCATTACATTATCTACACTACCTGACATCAACAAAAGAAAAGACACCTGCATTGATCTTTGGAGGGGTTGTGGATGTATTGATATTAACTCCTGATCAGTTTGAACTTAAATATGTAGTTGCGCCTGAAATTAAACGTACAACCAAAGAAGGTAAGATTCAATGGGATGAGTTAGTTAAGTTGGCAGGAGGCAAAGAAATTATCAGTCAGGAAATGTTTCAGTCTGCATGTAATATTCGGGATGCTGTAATGGAAAACAAAAAGTCAAGGGAAATTATTGATCAGGTTGGGACAGTTCAAAGAAAAATCAACTGGGATTCAGACGACCTTCCACATGTAATGTTCAGCGACATGGATAGCACTGAAGGGAATTTTATCTGCGATTTAAAAAGCGCAGCATCAGCCGAGCCTGAAGAGTTTCAGCGATCAGCATTTAACTTTGGCTATCATATTCAGGCAGCTTTGTATCTGGAAGCATTCAGAAAGAAAATGTTTAGATTTCCTCGTTTTATTTTTATGGTTGTTGAGAAAGAACCTCCATATTCAGTAGCTGTATTTGATAAAATTTCAGAATCATTCTTTAAGTTAGGCATGCAGGAAATAGACACCCTTAGAACACAGTTTAAATATTGCATGGAGAATGATTTGTTCATGAAAAGCTACGATATAAACACAGTGGATGGAGGGCTTATACTTGATCTCCCAGGATATGCACGTCAGAAAATACAGGATTAAACCTATTTTATGAAACAAGAATACATATCAACAGTGAAGGAAGGTAAACTTCAGATGAATGTATCTAAAATGATCGCTCATATTCTTTCTAAGTTTGAAGGAAAACGAGTAATCATAACAATTGAGAAGCTATCCTCAAAAAGAAGTTCACAACAAAACAGGTTACTTCACATGCACATCGGAATCTTAGCAAAAGAGTTTGGATTTACATTAGAGGAAATGAAATCAGCTTTGAAGACTAAGTTCCTAATAACTGATAAAGTATGTGAAAAAACAGGAGAGATAATGCAGTACATAAAAGATACTTCGGCATTAAGTAAAGATGAGTTTTCAGAATTTATAGAAAGAGTAATTCAGTTTGGCGCAGAATACGGAGTAATACTTCCTTTGCCTGATGACTTGTTGGAAAACGAACACGTGAGTGTTAATAAATAAATATTTACATTGTGTAAAACTTAAATAAAAATATATTACATTTGACAAAAATAAAAACCAATGGCAAAATTTAGAACAACTTTCGGAAAGGTAAAAGAACTACTCATGTCGGATATTAAATATCAGGACAGCGATGAGAAACTGGTTGTCAGAATATGGTATGACGAACTTGACGCGATGGGATACGACAGTAAAGTTATTACAACAGTAGAGTTCTTTCGTATCTACATCGCAGGTAAATTAACAACAGCGGACATCATCACGCGAGCGCGAAGAAAGTGCAATGAAGAATATCCGTTTACTCGAGGGAGGAGTTACAATGGAAGAATGAAAAATCAAAAAGAAATAATTTCACAGGTAAAAGAATTATCTAATATAAACGGAAAGAATTAATACGGGGAGGGGTCATGGTTTATTTTGCCAAAGGTTCTCCAAGATTAAATGAGTCGCCCGAACTCGCCCTCCCTTTTTAAATTTAACTTTAAATTAAAATTCAATTAGTAATGGCAAAAGAACTCCCATACTTTCAATTTGAGCCTGCTCAATATCTTACAGGGGATATACAATTTTGTTCACTGGCTGCGCAGGGACTTTTCGCAAATATTTGTTCTATGTACTGGCAGCGAGCCTGCGATTTAACCTTTGATCAGCTGAATAAAAAATACAAGGAACACAAAGATCTTCTGGACGAACTGGTTAAAAGTTATGTTCTTAAAAAAGATGGCGACAATGTACTGATCGAATTCTTAAATGAACAGTATAAAACAATCAGTGAAAGAAGGGATAAACATATTGAAGCAGGTCGCATCGGTGGATTGAAAAGTGCTCAAGCAAGAATGAAGCGTGGTCCAATCAAAGCATCACCTCCATTGATAAAAATAGAACCTGATTACCCATTCAAGACCGAGCGATTTAAAAAGCACTGGATTGAATATGTTTCACACAGGGCAAAGAAGCGCAGTAAGATCACAGAAGAATCCGCTGCCAAGTTATTTAAGAAATTTAAAAAGTACACTGAAGATCAGGTCTGCGAAGCGATTACACTTTGCATAGAAAGCGGATGGACTGGAGTATTCCCGAAGCACGATGAAAAGAAAGTTTCCAAGATAATTCCAACAGACACTGAATATAAAATACCACAAAACAAATGAGTACTGTAATAGAGTTCGCAGAAGGCATGACGTTGAAGGCGAAATTCGTTTCATACGCGAAGTATTGCATCGAAGGTGGATACCAGTTCAGTTCCGATACTCGGACGCAGTTATCGGGCTTATTTCATTGCATAGAGAATACGAATCAGGGTGCTGTTGTTTACGGTAAAACAGGAACAGGCAAAACAATCTTGTTCCAGATGCTTGGCAGAATCATTCACCCGAAGGATCCACTGGCATTTAAGTTCAGAAATTCTCTGGACATCGTTTTAGATTTCAACATTACTGGTCACGAGATATTTAACAAAGACAATTCAGTGAACGTGTTAATTGACGATCTCGGAGCAGAGGATAAAGGTGTTCACTTTGGTGATCGCGTTGAAGTGTTTGAAAGATATATTCAAAAGCGATACGACCTATGGAAGTTGAACGGAGTGCGCACTTACTTCACTACGAACATGACTCCAGAAAAAATCACTGAACGATATGGAACAAGAGTATGGAGCAGACTTGAAGAAATGTGCCAACACTTTTTAATCAACGATTCAGACAAAAGGAATTTAAAAAACTTCAAGTCATTCCCAACGGTGCTGCATCGTAAAACAAAAGACGAACAGGAATGGGACAGGCTTTATAAAGAGCACAAAGAGCAGGCAAAGTTGAAGGAATATAAACAACCCCCGACACTGGGCGAAAGATTAAAGAATCAATTCAAAGAATCATTTGGTGAATTTGAATAAAAAAATAACACCATGACAAAACGAGCAAAGCAATGGAAGAATGTTCTTGAAACGTTTCATGGGGAAAGGCTAAGAGGTCGCGCGAGTGGAATATGTAGGACGATATTTTTAGTTGAGCGCATGTTAGATAAAGATTGCTTGCTTCTTATTGATGAACTTTTTTATACATTCAATAAAGATGCAGATGAAGATATATGGATTTTCGGATTTCCATTTTCGGCAGACGAAATTAGAAGGGAAACGTCAGCAGACGAGCGTGAAACGGCAATATGTTTATTAATAGCGATTAACTCTTAAACCAAAAACAAATGACAAAGCTACCAACAGCGAAATCATTTATAATCGAAAAGGCTAAATCTAATCCTTTAATGAAAGGAATGGAAACCAATATTGGACTATGCGAATTGCTTGATGAATATGCCAACTTAAAATCAGAATACTACGTAACCGAAGCCTTGAAAGCAGCAAGTGAGAGTGCTGTTATATTTATGCCAACTCACGCTCATTTACATGGCTCTAAGAATGTTAGCAAAGATTCAATCCTCAACTCTTACCCACTAACTAATATAAAATGAATATGAAAGAACCTGATATACTCGATAAAAAATATTCCTACTTTCACAAAAAGGCAGGAAAGAGATTTCTAAACAACCAGCTTTACGCGAAGGATGTAAAGAAATATAATGAGTGGCTTGCATCTCAACCCAAAAGCGAACCTATTAAAACCAACTAACAACTATGCAACTACACAAACTACCGCAGGGATTTATTGTTACAAGCGATGAACCTATAAATAAAGGAGATTATTATTTTACAGATGGTGAAGTATTTATGAGAATGACTCAAAATGGTGCTATTTCATCGTATGCAATAAAAGTTACTTACCAAGAACCCAACATCATACTCTCCTCTTTATCAGAAGCAGAACAGAATGTGATTGGATATTGGGATATAGAAGCATTCGCTCGTTCTTATTTAAAGGAGTGTCAAGATAAACTTTATGGCACAGGCACGCAGACCACTCACCCAATGTATAGGAACTCTTTAGATGTTCTTAATGGAGTTGTAAAAGGTGCGCACAAAATGAATGAACTCCTATCTGATAGAATGTTTACTAAACAAGATATGGGAAAGGCTTATACAGAAGGGTGGCAAGATAGGGTATTTTCATCGGGGTATCAAAAAGATGTAGATGAATATCTCCAATCCCTCACTCCACAATCATGGAAGATAGAAGCTATTGAAGAAGATGGCAAAATTAAAGTTTTAAAATTGATATAGTTATGACAAATGAAATTTTCTCAGAAGAACAATTACAAAAAATAAAAGAAACGGAAAACTTCCTTAAAGAAGCATTTTGCATAGATGGCAAGTGTTCTTATATTGAAGATGTTAGAATAAATAGCGCCTTAAAAAATACAGTAGGTATGTTATATATTTTAAATGATACAAATCGTGGAATGTTCTTTGTAATAATAGGTAAATAAAATAAAAGTGCTAAAATTATTGTAAGATGGAAGTATTTAATGTAAAAGATAAATTGCCTAATGTAGAACATGGAAGTTATTTAGTGTATGCACCAAAGAATTTTCCCAAAAATAGTAGATGGTTAGTAGCTGAATATTATAATGATGTGAAAGGATTTTATAGTGAGTCCTCTGAGGAATTTTTAGATGATATTACGCATTGGTGTGAGCTTCCTAATGATCCAAAATTATGAAAACAGAATTTTATTTAATTTATCTAATTGGTTTTCTGATAACGTATGGTATAATCGTTTGGAAAAACATTAAACCCCCTAACGGCAAATTAGGAATTTGGATGTGTTTTGTATGGCCAGTAGTATGGATTGCAGCAACTGCTGTATCTTTGTTTTTCTTCTTAGTATTATTTGAACCTAAATTTAAAAGAAAAAACCCTAAAAATAGAAAAGATGAAAGCTAAAAAATTAAATCAAGATGACAGGGAAAAAATGTCTAACAGGCTTTGGAATAAGTTAGTAAAAGAACTGTCTAAGTTGAATGACAATAATTACACAGCAAGAAAGATATTTGAATATGTAGAAAGGCAAAGGCGTTAAAACAGAGATAATGAAAAAGAGGAAATTGATTGGCTCAAAAATATGCCCTACCTGTTGGAATAGTAGAAAGGTTACTATTTATGAAAATGGAGGATTTGAGTATAAGGGTAAGCCGTATAAAATAAAATGTCCTACTTGTAGTCCGATTAAACCAAAACACTAAAACTGATATAAGATGAACCTACTCGAAACATCAGACGAAAGATTAAAGCATAACGGTTTCGGGCTAAGAGAAGTTTAAACCTTTTGTGCGGTGGGGTTACACTGCATTAACAATATAAATACAAAAAAGATGAAAGCAATGACAAAAAATGAGTTCAGAGAATTTGCAAAAGTGCGTGGATTTGCGGTGGCATATTCAGGCAAGTTGAAAAAGTTTTTTATGCGTAAAGTTTCGCAAATGAACGTGAATGAAATTATAAACTCTAAGTGCGTTGGCAAGGTTTAAATTTCTTCTTAGCCCGTGTTATAAGCTGATTGCATTGTGCGGTCGGCTTATAGCGGAGGGCAATTTGCTTATAACGTAATTGCTTGCCGAAGGGCAGGTAATAGAATTAATTAGTTCAATAGCAAATTAGAAAAAAGATGATAGATGTTACAAATGATGCCAGCGGTTCCGTCAGCCTGCCTTTTGGCAAGCAAACTGTTGTAGGCAGTACGGTTATCCTGGGAGATTGTGTCGAAGTTATGAAAGGGTTTGAGGACAATCAGTTTGACTTGGCAATCGTTGACCCTGAATATGGTATCAATGCGGCTTTAAAGACTTCATATCATGCCAATGCTTTGACTAATTACACAAAAAAACATTGGGATAAAAAGATACCCGATGAAACATATTTTGCAGAACTTTTTAGAGTAAGCAAACATCAAATAATTTGGGGTGGCAATTACTTCATTCCTTTTTTACCTGCCACAAGGTGTTTTTTAGTATGGGATAAAGGCGAAGGTTTTTACAATAGAACTTATGCTGAATGTGAACTTGCTTGGACTTCATTTGATAAAAACACAAACAAGATAAAATTTGACCCATTGGCAAAAGGAAGCTATAAAGGCAAAATACACCCAACTCAAAAGCCTGTTGAATTGTATGACTACTGCTATTCATTTGCTGGATTAGAAGAAGGTGCAAAAGTTTTAGATACAAATTTAGGGTCAGGCTCAAGCCGTATCAGTGCCAATAAAGCAAAGTTAAATTTTGTCGGTTGTGAGATTGACAAAGAATATTATGATAAACAAGAAAAAAGATATGCAAATTTCATTAGTCAGCTCCGTTTATGGTAGGGTGTCTTTTGGAATTGCCTACAACGTATCGGTGCTATACGGTGTGGCGGATTTTAATCACAAAAGTTTAATCCGAAGCACCAAAGTTGAATTTAAAATAAATGTTTAACCGAAGCACGTCAGCCGCCATATTGTATAGCACTTGTTAGCGGCTGCCCTTCTTCACAAATCGAAATAAAATGACAGAAGAACAAATTAAAGAGCTTGGTTGGAAACTCGTTAAACAATACAACCACGACCAATACTATACTAATCGCTACAAACTTGGATGTATGGAAATTGAGTTTACTTATGAGGGTAAAGAATTGCTTACTCACGATGTAACGATTTCAGAATTGAACTGTATGCCAATTTCATTCAACCAAGCGAAACTGTTAACGGAACTTCTCGGACACTGGTCTGAATAGGGTTGCCGCTAACGGGCGAATGCTTGTTTAGTTTGGCCGCTTTGAAATGCCGACCTGTCCACGGAGAACCGAACCGGCCAAATTGAACAAGCATGGTGTTATGAACAGTTGCCGACTTTACAGATACAGAACCTATGAAACACGAACAGAGTATTAATAATTTTTTTATGAGCGATGGCAAAAAGGCCGATAGGCCAAAACACCTTTTCCCCTACAGATGGACGTTGAAAGATGCAGTATTTACCAAAGACAAAGGAACTGTATTTTCTTGTTTTGCTTGTGGTGGTGGTTCAACTATGGGCTATAAGCTGGCCGGGTTTGATGTAATCGGCTGCAATGAGATTGACCCTAAAATGATTCAAGCCTACAAAACCAACCATAACCCAAAATTTGCCTATCTGGAGCCAATACAGACCTTTAAACTGAGGCAAGATTTACCGGAGGAATTGTATAGCCTGGATATTTTGGATGGTTCACCGCCTTGCAGTAGCTTCTCAATGGCCGGAAACCGGGAATCTGATTGGGGCAAAGAAAAGGTTTTCCGGGAAGGGCAGGCCGAACAGGTTTTGGATACCTTGTTTTTTGACTTCATAGACCTTGCCAAAAAATTGCAGCCCAAAGTTGTGATAGCTGAAAATGTGAAAGGCTTAATGTTAGGTGAAGCAAAACAATATGTTCGTAAAATTTACACTGCTTTTCAGGATGCTGGCTATCAATTAAGAATAACACCTTACTTGTTGGATGCTTCAAAAATGGGTGTACCTCAAAAACGGGAAAGGGTTTTCTTTGTGGCTCTAAGAAATGATTTAGCCGGGCAATTCATGGAACAAATAGATATGTTTCAATCAGCTCCTAAATTGGATTTGAATTTTGATGAACCTGAAATTTCCTTTGAGGAAGCTACTAAAGACTTCTGGGATTTAGATTTTCAAAAAAATAGTATCGAGAAATATGCAGTTGGCAAAGAATGGTTAACATTAAAAGAAGGGGAACAATCAGAAAAATATTTCCAACTTATAAGACTAGATAGAAATAAGGTTTGCCCTACAATTGTAGCGAGTTCCCAAAATAGTAGTACGGCAAGTATTACCCACCCGTTTTTATGTAGGAAACTTAATAATAACGAATTTTGTAGTTTAGGAACTTACCCACAAGATTATAATTTTAAAGATAATTTGGCTGGTTATTTAATTGGAATGTCTGTTCCACCTTTGATGACTGCCCAGATAGCTACACAAGTTTACCAACAATGGCTTTGCTGCATTAAAGGGGAGGAAAAAAATTATTAATACGGTGATGACCTACGCCCTGTCCTACGAAGAACGCACTAAGGCAATTGTTCATAACTACTAAATTACTGCAAGTTTTGTTATATCTTTAAAATTAATTATCAATACATTACCTATAAATGACCATTGAAATTTACACCTTCAAAACAACCAACGAAATCTATTCAGATATGAATGGTAATTTTTACAGGATGTCCGATGATTTACCGCTTCCAAAAGTTTATCAGAACGGAAGGATAGCAATCAGGGATAAAAATAAGTTTTACGGAATAAAGAGATTGAGATTAAGCGCAATAAAGTCAAACAAAGAATTAAAAGATTGCCCATTTTAAAATGATCAAGCTACAAAAGAATACTGGCAACGGAGGGGCGAAATTAAAATATCCGATCAACACACTTTACAAAGTTGGAAACAGTTTTGAAGTGCGATGCGCAAAAGCAAGATTAAAAACAACCGTCACCAGTTGGATGCTTCGTCATAGTAAAGATTGGATAGTTGAATTTGAATCACTGCCGAACGGCAAAACAAAAGTCACACGAATAAAATGATTAAGCCAGTCAAAGAAAAGAAGTGCAGGTGGTGTCCTAAGAAATTCATTCCAAGAAATTCACTTCAGGTAGTTTGTTCTTACAGGTGCGCACTGAAGCATCAAAATAAAATGATCAAAGAAAATGAACAAAAGGAAAGGCAGCGATTTGAAGGAATAAAATTGTACGTTGAAAAGAAAGCGGAAGTAGAAGCGAAACTTCAGGCGATCATAAATAAAATAGCGAGATTACTGGACAAGCAGTGGACAGATTCTCATTGTATAAGTTGTTTTCGTTATCCAAGCAAACCACAGGGAGGTCACTTCTATACGGTTCAGGCATTTCCAGCACTGCGCTATCATCTTTGGAATGTTCATCTTCAATGTTACAAATGTAATTGCAAGATGGGAAGCAACAGAGTCGGATACGAGGAAGGAATTATTTATTTTTATGGAAATAAAAAACTATCTTACATCAAGCAAACTCTACCAAGAACATATCCAGAACTCCGCAAATCAAAAGAGGAACTAAGGGAATACATTTTAACAGCGAGAGAATGCTTAAAGAAAGTTGAGAACTATGAAATCACAACACGTGACGCAGTAAATAAATTTATTGGAATCTATAAATAAACTTAACATGGAAGAAGGCGCAGAAGTCGTTCCAAAAGTATTTAGTGAAATACATAAATCATATTCAAAAAAAGATTAATTTTGTAATCCTATGGTAGATGGATCAAACTACATTATTCCCTTCGGTCAGCACAAAGGTAAAGCAATTGGAACTGTCCCTGCTGGATACCTGCTATTCCTTTACGACAACTGCGAATGGTTCAGAGGACTATCCAGAACCTATGTTGAAGAAAACTTGGAACAGCTAAGAATCGAAGCAAAAGAACAATCTAAGAAACGCAAAACAAGTAATTCAAGCCAGTAGTCATCAGGCTTCAAATAAAGCGATTTAAAGCAGCCAAATAGAAGATCAATGGCAAAGTAAAGGGAAACAGTTAAAACAGCGCAGAATGAAGAAAATCATCATCATGTTATTATTCGCTTCAAGCATCGCTTCAACAAGTGCTCAAGCATCGCTTGAAACAAAAGAACGGTTCTGTGAAGTAACCTGCAAGCAAAACGGATTAACCCAAAAGGTGACAGCAACTATTGACTCAGGGCAAACAACAATCAACTCCAAACAGGTATTCGAAAGTAACGTCCAAGTTCTAAACTTCATGTCCAATAACGGATGGCAGTTCGTTACCTGTTATTCAACAACTGGTGGAGGTGGATATGTGATTTGGTATTTATTTAAAAAACGGGATTGAAATGCAATACAGAATCATTCGAAGAATTTACAACAATGGAATTATAAAGTATCTTCCAGTAATGGTACTTTTCGATCAGCCGTTCCATGAATCAATTAGCAATGAAAATATGGGAGGTGGATGTATAATGAATAAATGGCTTGACAGTATGAACGAATGTATAGAAGTTATCAGAAATCATGCTTCATCTTTCCCTGAAGAAAGTACATCTAATCCATTTACAGTAGAAGATATTGATACCAAAGGAATAGAATTCGAATAAAAAAAATGTTTACTTTTGTAATAAATAATGAACTTGAAAATCTAAAGTAGTTATTTTTAGATACTTAACATGCCAGCAGGAAAACCAAAAGGATACCCAAAAGCAGGTGGTCGTCAAAAGGGTGTACCAAATAAAAAGACCGAAGCAGTTCGCACTCGTATTAAATGGGTATTATCTTTATTAGAGCCAACACTTAAAGAGGACATTGCAAAGTTAAGTCCAACAGATCGCGTTCGAACTTGGGTAGTATTGCAAGAGTATGAACATCCAAAACTCCAACGGCAAACCATAGTTGATGACGAAGGCAAATCAGTATCAATCGTAAAACTTTATCTACCTGACAATAAGCGCGACAACCAAAAGTGACAGACATCTATCCGCAGCAGGGATTCCAGACAGACTTCCTTTCCAGTGAAGCGGACATCGTCATCGGAGGTGGAGCAGCAGGTGTCGGCAAAACTTTCGCACTGCTTTTAGAACCTGCAAGACACATTGAAAACAATCCAAAGTTCGGAGGTGTATTTTTTCGCAGAACATATCCACAGATAACAAATGAAGGTGCGTTATGGGACACCTCGGCTGAACTTTACTTTCATCTTAAAGGCAAGATGAATGAGAATAACTTGGAATGGATATTCCCCTCTGGAGCCAGTATTAAATTCAGTCACTTACAGCACGAAAAAAATATCTATGATTTTCAGGGAGCGCAGATTCCATTCATAGCATTTGATGAACTAACACACTTTACAGAAAAGATGTTCTTTTATTTGTTGAGCCGTAACCGTTCAACCTGTGGAGTAAAACCGTACGTCCGAGCAACCTGTAATCCTGATCCTGACAGTTGGGTTGCACGTTTCATTGAATGGTGGATAAATCAAGACACTGGCTTCCCTATTTTAGAGCGATCTGGCGTCATAAGATACTTTATTCGGGATGCAGGTGTCATTGTATGGGGCGACAGCGTAAAAGAAGTCCTAAGCAAAGTTCCGCACGTACTGGAAAGTCTACCAAAAGAATACCGAGAGGATGAAACAGAACTTGGACATTTAGTGAAATCCGTTACGTTCATAGCAGGGAATATCTACGACAATAAAAAGTTGATGGATAAAGATCCAGAGTACATTGGAAACCTGTTGGCTCAAGACGATGCCACAAAACAACAACTCCTTTTTGGAAACTGGAAAGTAAAGCCTGACACAACTTCACTCATAGAATATCCTGCGATACTGGATTCTTTCAGTAACGAACACGTTCCAGAAGGCAAGCGATACATCACTGCTGATATAGCTTTACATGGTTCGGATATGTTTGTCATCTTCGTGTGGAGTGGATTACGTGTGATTGATGTAGCTGTAATGAGCAAATCAAACGGAGCGCAGGTGGAGCAGCGATTAAAGGAACTGGCAAAAGTATATTCCGTTCCACAGAGTCAAATCGTTTACGATGCTGATGGTGTAGGTGGATTCTTAAAAGGATATCTGATGAATGCCGTTTCGTTTAACAATGGAGCAGCGTCTATTCAGGTGGTCGGGAATAAACAGAACTACAAGAACCTTAAGACGCAGTGCTACTATCTACTCGCTGATGTTATTAACAAAGCTAATATCTTTATTTCGCCAAAAGTTGCAAATGAAAAAGTAAATGCTAAATTTATCCGCGACCAGTTAATCAGTGAAAGCATGGTTATTAAGAAATATAAATCCGATGAAGATGGTAAGTTACGCATCATTCCAAAGGAGCAGATGAAGAACATGCTCGGACATTCACCTGATTACATGGATGCAATGATGATGCGTATGTATTTTGAAATAAGACAAAGAGTATTCACACCTCCAAAAGTTTACGTTTAACATGGTTCACATTAAGATTGACGATTCAGATAACACGTACAAGTTTCCAACCAGTTGGTACGAAGTTACCGTTCATCAGTTTTTGCAACTGCGCAAAAAGGATACACGTGATTTCATTGAACTGGTTTCGATACTTAGTGGAATCAGTTATGAAAAACTCTTCGTCTGTCAGCAAACCGATCTTGATGAAAAGTTATTCCCTTTCATGCAATGGTTACATGAACCGTTAACTGAAAAACAGTTAAGCAGAGTAAAACATATTTCATTCGGAACAAAGCAGTATCCAGTTCCTGATGGTAAAGTTCCATTCACATTCGGACAGAAGATTTCTTTACAAAATAAGTTGATAGAATCAAAAGAAAAGGAAGGCTCAACATTGGATTGTCTTGCATTTGCTGTTGCTGTTTACTTTCAACCGATCGTGACTGGTGAAAAGTTCAGCACAGAAGCAGCCGAGAAATTTGCAGTTGAGCAGGTGTTGCAATGCAGTATCACTGAAGCGTGGGGAGTCGCTGATTTTTTTTTGAAGAAATCAAGCGCATCATTGCACGTGACACAAAATATCTTTCAGCCAGACCAGATAAAATGGAATTGGCTGCGCAGGTTGACCGCTTGGATAAATTCAAAGAGTTCGCTACGATTGACACACTCGCAGGAGGCGATCCACTTAAATATGAACAGATATTAGAAATGGAATACGTCACAGTCTTTACAAAGTTATGGTTAGAAAAGGAACGGAATGATTTCAGAAAACGTTATGCAGAAGTATTAAAGAAAACAAAAGGACATCAATAAAACATCCTAAAGAATGAAGCATCCTGAAGAAATATGTGAGGAACTGGTTCTGCTGCTTGATGCGGATACGTTTACTTTTTACTATGGCTCACGTCCTGATCAGAACTTCGAAGCAGACGAGTTCACATATCCAGCAGTGTTTCTTGACAAACCGATTAAAGCAACAATCAGGAATACGATATCCAATGCACGATATGCGACAGTGAACATGGTGTTGTTCTTTGCTTACAAAGTAGAGATAGACGCTACTGAACCAGAGAAGTTCGCGCAGGCAAAACAGACAGCATGGACAGCAGCAAGGGAATTCGTATTGAGATTGCGCAGGTACGATGATTATATTACCGATGTAAAAGCGGAAACACTTACAGATGTTGATCATGTGTTCGATATAAATCTTGCAGGCTGTTTATTGGAAGTGACTGTTGAAATAAAAGACGTTGATCCAACGTGTATAGACGCTGTTGTTGTTTCACCTCCAGTTGAAGTAAGCCCTCCAGATGTTACCCCTCCAGTGGAATACGATGCAGATGCGCAGGCTTACTTTGATGCACTGCCAGAACCGATCAGTGATGCACGAAAAGAAATCATCAACGACATGGTTCTTGATTTGAAGGCAACAGGGAATTGGGATGAATTGGAACAGTTGGCAATCTTAGCAAATGAAAACGAAGATAATGCGCTTATTGATTTAATGCTTCCTTCGCGTTCAATGATTAATGTAAACACAGCAACATTCGTTGTGGACGAAGGATTTTATTCAGGTGGAATAAACGGATATATTGATTGGAATCTTCCTGTTAATACAATGACTAAGTTGACAACGAACAGTTCATGTATTTTTGTTTACAATAGATTAGAACCTGCATCATCATCTTATTTTGAATTTGGTGCAAGGGATTCTGGTTACGCAACAGTAATTTATTTAGCTTCTAAATACTTTGACGGAACAGTGTATGCTGAAAATAATTGTATTAATGTTGGAAATTCAGGAAATTATGTTGAGGCGCTAAGATTTCATGCGTCACGAAGGGATTCATCAACACATCAAGAATACTGGCATGATGATACTTTGATTTATACCGTATCACGTGCATCGTCAGGACGTCCGCCTGTTTCATTGCATACGAACGGATTAAACGGAAACGGAGTTCACGAGTCATCAAATTTTGCTACTCAAAACTATTCGATCATAGGTTGCGGAAGCGGAAATGTTGATGTGGCTGCGCTTTACAACACCATACAAACATACATGACAGCAATCGGAAAACAAGTATAAAACAATGGCTGAACAAATATTGACACTCGTTCCAAAGAAAGACGCAAACATGATCGGCAAGTTCATGGAAGGAAAAAAGAAAAACAAAAATAAAATGTTTGATCCTTTCGTGAATGAAACAGACAACGGTCGGTTTGCATGGTCTGAAAAAATGGTTGAAAAGGCGACAGCATATTGCACAAAGAACAATATCCAAATTGATTTTACTGCGATGAATACAAAGAAAATGTCGAACGTAGTATTTAAACCGAACACAGTAATCGTATGAATGCCGAAATAGAACAGGTGCTTACACAGTTCATAGAAACCTTACAGGTAGAGATACAGGCAGGACTTCCACGCAGCGTATCTGGAAAGACTCGCGCAGGTGTTGAGTCCAATGTTACCAGTTCAGCGGATGGAATCAGTGGAACACTTACTGCTCCTAAATATATTTTTACGTTTGAATATGGCAGACCTCCAACGAGGCAAGGTGCAACCAAAGGAAGTCCGACACTTCAACAGGCGATTGAACAATGGGTGGAGGCAAAGAACTTCCGATGGTCACGTGAAATAAAACGCGGTGGAAGTACATTTATTAAAGTGCTTACAGCAAAGCAAATGTCATGGGCTATTGCAATCAAGATTCACAAGGAAGGGAATAAACTGTTTCGTGATTTAAAAGGAGGTAAGACAGGTGTGATAACAGGAGTCGTAACCGATGCACGTATAAAAGCATTCACTGATGCGTTCAGTGAAAAGACTTCACGATTAATTTTGAATGATGTTTACAAAGATATCCGAATCAAGGCATGAGCGTAACAATAACACAGCGACCACAAAGAACAGTCACAGAAGATCCTGAACAGGTATCGCGATGGAATAGCTGTTGGCATCCAACGATATTTGAGATGCAGCGCGAGGATTATCAGATTGCATCTATGGAAGAAAACACTGGAACAGGTGGAGGGGTTATGATTACAGTTGATGATTCCATTGAGGATGAAGTTGCAATCGGGGATATGATCTATGTGAATGACGGTGGATTGTATGATGGTTCTTATGAAGTGCTTGATGTGTATGCTTTATCTCCACAGACAGTAATTGTTATTGACTCCTCGATACTTACATTTGTAAGTCCTCCAACTGGTTTTATCAACTTAGTACGGAACGGATACTTTGTCGAAGTTAAGATACTGGAATACTCAACAGGCAGCGCAGTTGAAATTGATGATGCGTATCCGAGGTTCAGTCCAAATAATTCTGGGCTCATTAAAGCCGATTTACAGGTATATCTTCGCACATTGCTAAGTAGTATCAGCACGATTGGTTATGATGCAGTAAACGAAGCCGAATCAGGTCTGGGACAGAAATACAATATTCAGTTCAGAGAGTATTGGGTTGCGAATGGAGAAGGCGAATGGAGTGTGCTATCGGATGACAATATTCACTATACCATAAATGGAGTGAAGCGCACTGGAGATCAGTACGGACAGAACTTTGGATTGTACGTTATGTTCCCTGCGGATAGTGTTTCACCAATTGAGGAAGGATCACGTGGAAAGTTTCTTACCATGTTTGAGCAGCCAGTTTTCTTTACTGGCTATCCGTTTGACATTTCGTTTATCTATTCACAGGAGTATGAAGATAGCGGTGATCCCCTGATTAAGATTGAGGAATTGCTTGACGTGAATGAAGGTTACTTAAATGAAACCAGTACTGTTCTAAATGAGTTCGGTGGATTTGTGAATCGCATGATGCTTGAGGAGGATTATGATAGTACTGTAAAGTACATCGCGATGACACTGCGAAATCAGGGAATGGATTGTACACCTTCGGGAAATAATCTTTTACTGAATGGGGGCTTTGATGATCCGAATCCAGCGTCACCGACATTCTACTGGCAGCGTCAGGACGGTGCAGGAAACACAATGGTTGACGATTACACAAACAACCGATGCGAACTTTCTGGAGTGAATGGTTCTGAAGGATCAGCCTGTTATATCTTACAGACAGGGCTCAATATCGATTCAGATCAAGTGTTTAACTTCTCAATTCAAATTGAACAACTGCTTCAGGTTTCAGTTACATACAAAAGCAATCTTTTGTTATATCTAATAAATTCCGATTCATCTAAGATGTGCGTCATCCAGTTTGACAGACGCAATATTGGTACGAATGGAGTATGGTTGTTATCTAGTTTTGATACTGGTCAGGTGATTAAGATAGTTGATACAGATGATATTTACGGAACATACGATTTTAATATTCCAACTTCGTACTGGTATCCGAACAGTTCATCATTAACAGAAGGATTTTATTTCAGAGCCGTTGGATCAAATGCAGGATGGGATGACGTATGGTTTGACTTGGTAGATGTTCAGGAATGTGTATTGACAAATCCTGCGGAAGTAGAAGATGGGTACTATGATTATACAGGAGCAGCAGCAATCAGTGAAACAAAAATAATTGAGGTAGATCCAGTCTGTGTTGATAATGCAGAATACTTCAGATGGTTAAACCCTTTGGGTGGATTTGATTACTGGTTGTTCCACACTGCGCAGGACGTGACTGATAAAACAGGTGATGAAAAAATATTTGAGCCATACGTTGAGGATCTTGCAGTAGCATCCGCACGTGAAGAAGTAATCAGTAAGAACACTGAAGAGGAGATGGTTCTTGGTGCGCAGAACTTAACAGTGAGTCAGGTAAATGGAATCCGTTACATGTTAAGGTCAATAAAAGTTGAACGATACATGGGATTGAACAGTGACAACGAACATACATGGCAGACGGTAAGAGTGAACACTGGTTCGTTCTTAATACAAAAGACAGATGAAAATAAATCTAATATTCAATTGATCGTAAAACTCCCAAGTCCGTACAATCAAATGCAGTGATGGTCAAGGCAGGTGACAAAATAGTTTATCAGGGTAAAGCATATCCCAAAATAAATCTTCACTATGGTTATATCTATAAATGTCTTGGAGTCAGAGAATGCGGAGGTTGTAAAAACGGAGTTCATGTGGATATTGGTTTAGTTCATCAAGATAGATACACTATGTGCGGAACATGTAAGAATATCATAGACATGGATGAAACTTATTCTATTCCATTTGTGTTATTCCGCATGGCAACCACAGAAGAAATTGAAATCTATAACGAAGCAATTTTAAATAAAAGTTTATGTCAACAAAACAACTAAACACAGAACGCGAATGGCGCAGAGCAGGCGAACGGTTCTATGCTGAAACACGTAAAAAATTACAGGATCATCTTGAGAAGTTTATCGAGGACTGCAATGGTAAAGACGAATATGAAATCAAAAAACTTTATTCGTTCTATGAAGAGGAGTGGAAGATGTTTGCCTTAAAGAACAACACTGGCAGAAGTGTATTTACAATCTATGGTGACTCGTTTGAAGCAGCCTGCATGAATGGATACAAGACAATCAGCAAGGTTGATCCAAAGCAAGTTCCATTTGACATTAACGAAGCAAAGCGGATATTCCATTTTCTTAAAAAGAAATCGTGGATTCATAACATGGCTGATAAATTTAAAAGAAACAAGTTCAAAGAACAGGCTAAAAAGCCTTTTCAGGCTGCAAAACCTTTTGAAGTAGTGAAATGAGTAAACAGTTATTCATATCTGAACAGTTAATGGATTTGTCCAGTGATACTGTTATTGCATTGACTTTACAGATACACGATATAGGCGACATCGGGACGCGAAATGGCGATCTTACCAATCGCTTCAAGTTACCATTAACCCAAAACAATCAACGTGTTCTACAGGCTTCTAATGAAGTGCAATCAGGCAGCGCGAAACCATATCAGAAACTTCCATGTAAACTGGTTGACGATGGTGTGGAAGTTATTCCAAGCGGATACGCTGTTATTGAAAACGCTGACGAATACTATAACGTCACAGTGTATAGTGGGAATATTGATTTCTTTGCAGTGATAGAAGATTTAACGCTGCGAGATTTAGACTTTTCAGACCTGAATCATTTGTGGTCTTTGCAAAACATTGACGATTCACGTGGGAATACTTCAGGATACAAATATCCATTCATTGATTATGGTGCTTTGCCGTTGGATTCGCGACTGGTTAATTGTTCAGATCTGAGACCTGCTTTGTTTATTAAAACTATTTTGGATAAAATATTCAGTGATGCTGGATTCACTTACAGCGGAGATATTTTTACTGATGATAAATTTGCGAAACTACTTTTGCCACACATCGCGAATGACGAGGATAGTGTTTATTACAATAACGAAGCAGAACTTACCACAGGTGACTGGAGAGGTCTTGGTGCAATTTTTTTAGGATTGGATCCGTATGCCTATTTAACAGCGCAATCAGATGAAGAATGGGGATTTGAAGTTGTTGTCAGGTATGAAATAACGGATTGGGTAAATGGAAACAGTGTCTTTGAAATGGGAATGGCGAATCAAACATTGGGATCTTGGGATTATTTTGTCAGTCATACGGATGGTCAAGGTGATGGTGAATGGAGTGTTGATACGACTGGTATCTATGCAACTTTTACTGGATCAGTAGAAAATCATTATCCTTACATCGATGTGAAGGATTGTAAAGTCAGAATCATTGGAGGTGAAATTACAGGAACAGAACATTCAGGAACAGGGAAGAATTTCTTTGCGCACATTAAGCCGTCACAGTTATACAACACAACAGGAAGCGTGGTTAATTTATACGGAACAGTTGGAATTGACATGCTTCCGCAACTGGATTTCAGTACATGGGATTTTGCACGTTCACTTCCAGAGATGACTCAAACGGAATTCATTACTTCAATCAGCAATATGCTTTGTTTGTTAGTTGAAACTGACAGCTATACAAAAGAACTCTCGTTTGCTACCTTCAACGAAGTAGGGATAAACAAGTATCGCGCGAAAGATTGGTCTGAAAAACTGGATATGAAAAGTTTGAAACTCCAGTATCGCATGGGGCAATACGGTAGAACTAACTTCTTAAACTACAAAGAAGATTCCAGTGATGAACAATTACTGCCAACACTTGGACAAGGTTCTTTTGAAGTGAATGATGAAACACTAAACGAGGAAGCAGTTTTATTTGAACTCCCTTTTGCAGCGACTCGCATGGGAATAAAACTGATGGCATTAAAAGTTCCTGTCATACAAAAGATAAACGAGGATGGCGAGTTTGCAATCAATGTAGAACCACGTATTCTTTATGACGATACAACAACAACGACAGGTGACAACTTTATTTTAGACGATACGGTTAATCTTGTAACGAGCGCAGCGTTCAGCACGAATGTTCCACTGGCTTATTTCATAAAGGAAGGCAAAGAAAATAATTTAGGATTTGACGATAGCCTGCTTACAAATTACGAGGAACTTATTTTGGCATTAAACAACTTAAAGAAGTTAACTGCTAAATTTAATTTAAATCAAAAAGACATTACAGGCTTCAGTCACTTTATTCCAGTTTACATTTCACAGTTGTCATCACATTTTTATGTGAACAAGATCAGTAACTACAAAGCGAACCAGTTAACAACAGTTGAATTGATACGGATATGAGCGGAGTGATCAGGCAATTTATTTTCAAAGAGGCTGCTGACTGGGCTGTTTCGCGCACCATACTTCGTGAATGGCAGGCAGGATTAGAAACGGATACTGGAAAATATAAGATAGGAAACAACAGTTCTTTATTCAGTGCGCTTAGTTATGTAGCAACAGCAGGTGGAGGGGGTGCATTTACAGACTTAACAGATGTCCCAAGTTCATACACTGGTCAGGCATTAAAATTCCTTCGAGTCAATGCAGGTGAAACAGCTATTGAATTCACCACACTCGCAGGAGGTGGAGATATGCTTTCTACTAACAACCTTTCAGATGTAGCCAACGCTGGAACATCTCGAACAAACTTAGGAATAGATACCACAGCGAACCAAACGGATTCACTTAATAAAAGATTCGTGACGGACGCGGATTTAACGGTTCTTTCAAATACTTCAAACACGAATACAGGCGATGAAACAGCTTCTTCGATAGGTGTTTTAATAAGTGGGGCAGCTGGTTCAGTTCCAACAGGAGCTGACACAATAGCCTTTCAACAGGGGACTGTGTTAAATCAAATACAGTTCAGCGCATTATTACCCTATTTAACAGCTACAAAATCGCAATTCAACACCGTATGTTCAGACGGTGATTTTCTTTTCGTTGGGGATGTAACTCAATACACCGATGAGTTAGCACAGGACGCGGTCGGGGCTATGGTTGACACGACTTTGGTATATGTTGACGCGACACCATTACTGACTCGCGCAGCGTTGACAGGCGCAATCACAGCAGCGCAGGGGAGTAACACGACAGCACTCGGATCGTTTACAACTGCGCAGATAAACACAGCACTATCAGACAATGATATTGCGACACTGGCAGGAGCAGAAAGTTTAACGAATAAAAAACTTGGATCACTTACATCAAATGGATTCGTGAAGACGTCTTCAGGCGATGGAACGTTGTCCGTTGATACGTCAACATACTTAGTAAATTCATCAACTTCGGGAGTAGGTAATACACCAACATCTTCAACAACTGTATCAATCACTCATAGTCTTGGAAGAACTCCTGTAATAATAAGGATTCACGCAAAGAGTGGATTTACAAGTAACGCTGCCGCCACGCCAACAACGTCTTCTGACGGCATTTGGAACAGTAGCGGAAACAGGTGTATCTATCAATCAATAAACGGAACAACAACAATCGCAGCAGCATCCTCAACAACTTTTGCGGTTTACATGGATACAAGTTCAGGGAATAATATCTCTGGAATTATTCAAAACGTTGGTGCGACTACAT